CTAAATTAACACAAATACAGCCATTTTTTGAGGAAAATAAAATATCAAAGGAGTGGCCATCAAGGGATGTCATTGCTGCTCATGGCACAGGTATAAATAAAAGCACACGGATTGTGTGTAAAGGTGATGCTACTTTCAAGATTGAAAGTATAAGTGTAAGAAATTCTATGGTATATGGTGCTCCATATAGTTACTTTAGAAGGATAGTATGTCTCAAAATAAATATAATCAATAAATACTTCTCAGCCTACGTTACACATAATAATAACTTTTTATGCAAAGAGATTAAATTAGCTCTTCCTATTAAACCATCTAGAACAGCTAGATTCATTGGGTCTTCACCTTTCCCTATTGGTATTAGACCACAAAAAGTAACAAGTGCTACTGAAGACACGATTAACTTCCTCAAACAGAGTGAAATTGTTAAAAAATATCCCGAGATTGAGCACATCGATAGGAAATTTTCAGTAGAGATCTCATGGATTAGTCAGATTAAAGAATTTCAAGCTTTATGTGACCCCAACCCTCATGGTGAGAGATTTAGTTCACTTGATATATTAAATAAAGTAATACCACATTTAGATAAAATTAAACTACCTGACCTACCTAAACCTAATCCAATTGGGTGCCTAGATGTTAAAACAAATAGTGATGCCTATGCAGGGAAAATGTCTGAGCTCTACTTTGAAAGAAGTAATCATGGATATGTTGACCAATATATTAAACCGATTGCTGTTGAGTATAATGAGAGAATAATGACTAACCTAGTTCCAGATCAGAGCGTGTGGACAATTGGTGGTAGAGTTAGATTTATGAGCGAATTAAAGATGAATGAAGACCTACGGTGTAGGGTTCTAATTATGCCTGAGGGTGTTAATAAAATAGTAGGTCTTAATACAATAGATAGCTTCTACAAAGGTTTAGTAGAGATACAAAAGGTTCACCATGATAATGAGTTATCTTTAGGTACCTCTTTTATTGGAGGGAACTTCGCAAAATTTGATGAAGTTCACCAGGAATTTGATAATG